ACACTGCCATTTATAGTAGTGTACTTCTTCACATAGTTCTCGGATATTAATAATACTTCAGCCATAGTTTTAATTATTGATTGCCGTAAATAGGATTGGTTGGAAGGAAGCCACGATGTGGCATATCTTCAGGAAGTTGTGCAACGTATTTAGGATTACGCACTTTATACCCCATGCGTTCAGCCATTGCTACTGCGATACGCTGCGCATCAGGATCATTAGGATTAATCTTCGCGCCTTTAGCATCAACGAACACCCTTTTTTCGAAGAAATGTTTGCAGTTCCCTCCGCCCTTCCACCTTTTAATGTCGTATAAATCAATGCCATTTGGTCCCCATCCGGGATTTACAGGAATAAACTCCATCGCTTCAATATCTTCCATGCGGTAAAGCTTACCTGCTTCAAGCATCTTGCGGCAGAATGGGCGCATATTATCATGCCTAAAGTCACCTGCGTAAACGTAACGAGTAATAAAGTATTTGCCATCGATAATAGCATCTTGCTCACTCTTTGCAGCTGGTCTTGCCGCACCTGTACGCACCGCGAATGCGTGTTCGATTTCATCATCTGCATTGTAGGCATCAATTAGAATCATGTCGCTTGTAGCATCTTCGCCTAATTCGATTAATGCTTCAGCTACGTGTATATCTTGCAGTTCTTCTTTGCTGACACGCTCAACAATACGTGCTGCCCAACCTTGACCAGCATCACCGCCCCAAAGCTGCCACGCTATGCGACCAGCTGTAGGAAATCCTTCTTCGCCTTGATTCCATCCACTTGCTTGTTTATCTACTTCGTGCCTTGAAAAGTAGCTGTACATTCTTTTGACAGTATCAAATGAAAGATTGCGTTTGTTGCTAATGTCACGCGCACGCGCCACACCTACTTCAGTTCCACCGCGACCATATTCTTCTCGCCACTTTAAACCAAGTTCAGCTTCAGCAGCCATTTCATCAGTTGGCTGGTAGCTTTCTTCAGCAGCATCTACTTTTTTTTTTAACTCAACACTTGATTGAATCACTTCGGTAGGTTGCAATGTGCCGGGCATAACATCAGCAAAGATTGCATCGATAGTAGTAGGTGGCAACGTTGGGAATGCAGCTTGTACGATTGCCTTTGCACTGCTCACAGGAACAGCACCCGCAGCACTTTGCATAACTATGTCTACAAGTGACGTAATCTGCGCACCATTCAAAGCAGTAGCAGCTACATCGGAAGTAGTTCCACCTGTTGTATCTGCAATAACTTCTGCCTGTTCAACAGCAAGTGGTGTATTAGGCACAATCTCAAAGGTCACACCCGGAAGTTGATTGCCTAATAATTCTTCAATGCTGTGATTGATCATTGCTTGATACGGCTCAACAACTTGCTTATTGAATATCTCAAGCCCTGTTGCCATTTCATCTTTGTTGCTACCGAATCCTGTGTTCTCGCGAATACCAAATAGCAGTGGTGTAGTCACACGATGCGCTGTGATAATCTTTTGCTGTGCAGTATCATTCATCAACTGATATTGCTTGTCGGCATCATTAACCGGGAATGGTGTAACTTCAGTCTTAGGTTGGTCACGTTCGTTGAAGAACATAACCACCTTACCAGCGTTACGCGCACCACTCATTTTGTTTTCCCAATCCAACATCATTTGCTGCTTCTGTTCAGGTGTTGCCTGCCCATTGTAGAAGTTAATGATAGTCGAAGGGAAAAGACCGTTTGAGATTTGGTTGATATGGAAGATTGAAATCTGCTTGTCTAACTCGATGTAGTTAATCGCACTCCAGTAGTCTGGTCGTGGGTATGAATCGCTACCTGTGTACGTAAAGCACCAATAGATTTGACGTGGTTCTTGTTCGCGTGTTAGGTAGTTGTATTTAGGAATGAATTCAGGTGTGTTTTTCTTCTTGCGAATGTTTGACCAATCGTAGCTGTGAAAGATTCCTATCTCGCTTTCGTCTTCTTGATTCACAGCAATGCGGCATTCTTCGAATGGTATCGCGTTAAGCTTCGATATAACAGTGCGGTCATTGCTCCAAATTACTTCGATGAAGAAACCGCCAAATAACTTCAAATCCTTTGCGCATGCATAGGTCAAAGTATCGATATTCAACGCATCTAATTCAGCTTGATATTGCTCCGACTGAATGCCCTTACCTGCAATCATATCACCAATAGCCACAACGAGTGAACCATGCACTGGTGATTCGTGCGATAGGTCACGTAGGTACTGCGGAAAATCGTTTTGATCTCCGTAATTCACCCAACCTTTGCGGTCTACTTTTTCTGCATCGCTCTTTGCTACGTATTCACTAAGCTTAAGTGATACTATGTTTGATTCGTTATGGTTCATAGATTATATCGTTTGGTATGGTATTGACAGGTACGTCAAACCAACTTGTATTGTCATTTAAAACAGCATAACCACGCTCAACAATGCCAACAACTGCGGCATTGGTAGGATTGGTATTAACTGCAGAATTTTGTCCGTACACTTCGTATCGGTATCTACCTGCCAAAGTTAAACCAACTGTTGTAATTGTCAGCTGTGTTACACGCACCGTTTCATTAACAATCGTGGCAACCTGTGCAAGGTCACTTCCGGTGGTGCTATTTTCTTCGTGTGTGAGAATGATTAAGTAGTGCGTGAATGCTGTGCTGTAATACTGTCGCGCTTCGTCAAGTGATAGATACACTTGCTGGTTGGCTGTATTTGTATTTAGATATATCATTAGGTTCTTTAATTAAAAAGGGCAAGTCAAAGATAACCTGCCCTTTTCTTCAATACAACAAGACACACAGAACGGAAAACAAATTCTTAGTAAGCAGGCAATACTTCAACTCCTGAGAAGTTGTCGAATGGCACTGTTGTGTATGGTTCAAGGTGAACAGCTGGAGAAAGTTCTTCAGCAATCAATGTCACTTGGTATCCCATCAAATCAGCTTTCTGCGCACCTGATTGAACAGTACCTGCAGTCATTTGCGCTCCTTCGCCAGCACCAACAAGAAGTATTTGATCGTCATTAGTACGAACAAACACAACCATTTTAGCTTTAGCAACATTCAAGAATTCATTACGCATTTCCTGATTCAACTTACCGAAAGTCCATCCAACTTCCTGTGAGAAAAACAGTGTACCTGTTTCCAAATTCTTTTGCACCGTTTCTACGTATGAACCTGAATTACGGAATGGAACATAACGATAAATCTTGATTGAACCTGCAGTGCCGGGCAATCCATCAACTTCGCCATCAACACCACCGTAAGTGATGCCTGTTTCGAAGTCTTCGTAGTTAGCAATAAGTACTTCCTTAACACCGCCAATACCTTCGAGGCACCCTAATGTGAAGCCCTTTGTCAAGTCACAAGCCATATTATTATTTTTTTAATTGGTTAAAAGGGGGCTGTTACACCCCCTTCTTATTTTATTGATTATGCACCCCAGTAGGTGATGTCTTCGGCAACAGCAATCTGCGCACCCAAGTAGAAACGCGCACCGTAGCGAACGTTCTGTGAGCCGTCAAGATTCTGCATATCCAAAATGAACACTTCGTTCATTTGGTTTTCCTGCCAAGTACCAAGCATCAAATTGCTCTTTTGTGCAAACACGATGTTGTCAGCAGCCATACCCGGACATACGTATATTTCGTACATACCTACGAAACGCTTAGCTACTTCAGGACCACCTGTCAAGTACCAACCGTTGCCGTCAGCAATCTGCGCTTGCATGTAAGCTTCCCATGCAGCTTGACCCATGTACAAAGCTGGCTTTTCAGCAGCACCTTTAACAGCAGCAGGAGCAGTGTTGATGATGTCCCAAATAGTTGCAATGATGTTTGTTGAATCAAGTGCACCTGAACCTGCAGATACAGCACCTGAACCACCTGCCTTGATCAAGGTAAGGAATCCATCGTATTGACCAGCGGTGGCATTAACACCATTCCACATGATTGATTCGTTTGCAGCAGCGATACCACCTACCAAACGCTCAATGATAGCGTCTTGGATTTGAGTGTTTACGCGACCTGACATTACATCGGCTGTAGACCAATCTGTGAAGAAGTCCTTCTTACAGATTTGACGCTGAACTTGGAATTCTTCCAAAGTCAAAATGCGCTCGGTCAAAGTGATTGTTCCTGTTGGAGTGAAATCACATGTACCAGCCGCAAATGATACGGTGTCATCAATTTTACGTACTACTGATTTGTAAGGTACGTTTGGCTTCATTGTTACAACAAAGCTTTTGCTACGATTTCACCAGCTAATTCACCTGCATAGGTGGTGGTGAGTGAAGTTGTTGTTGGCATTTTAAATTTAAATTATGAGGTGAATTAATTTACTTTTTAGAACGAATGCTTTCCATGAAGTCGCTGAATGATGAACCATTCGATGCAACAACAGGCGCAGCGTTTTTCTTGAATTCTTGTGATTTAACTGATGGAACAGCAGGTGCTTTCTTAACCGAAGCAAGTTCAGCTTTAACTGTTTCAACTTCATTCTTTGCAGATTCAACGGCTGCGCTTAGTTCAGTCTTTTCAGTTTCAAGTGCAGC